AGCAGTGCGGAACATGGTCCGCACCTGAACGGCGGTATCCGCTAGGGATACTGAGTCCGCTACCGACCTAAAGAGCGATGTCATGCGTTCCGCTGCATCCGAGAACCCCAGGCTGTCCGAGGCTGACCGGATGATAATCCTGACCGCCTCAGTCGCATCGGTGAGACCGATGCCATCGGAGACAGACCGGACTGCGGTGAGTATTCGAGTGGAAACGTCAGACAATGATACCCCATCCGTAATCTGTCTGAACAGAGTAACGGTTCTGGTCGATGCATCCGAAAGCCCTAGGGCGTCTGATGCTGTGCGCAAGATGACCCGTAGGCCGTCCGCGAGGTCAGTCAGGGATAGGCTATCGCTGGTCGAACGAAGCAAGTTAACCGTTCGGGTCGATGCATCCGCAAAGACGATGGCATCAACAGTCTGCCGAATAGCAGTCAAGACCCTAGAGGCCGTATCCGATAGTCCCAAGGTGTCATCCACGGTTCGGATCAAGACTCGAATACCACTGGCTTCATCAGTGAAGTTCAGGCTATCACTCGCTGCACGAAGGAACGTTCCGGTTCTGGTGGCCGCATCGGCCAAGCCCAGCGCATCCGTTACATCCCGCACCAGAACCTTGGCCTGTGTGGCCACATCGGCTAGACCTAGACCGTCAATGGTTGCTCTAATGAATGTTCCAGTCCGCGCAACACTATCCGCTAGACTGATGCTATCCACCGTAGTACGAACAAAGGACATGGTGCGGACGGCTACATCCGCCAGGCCCAATGCGTCCGCGACAGATCGCATAAGGGTCACCATCCTTGAGGCTGCATCCGATAATCCCAAGGCGTCATCGACTGTGCGCACCAGAATCCGACTAGCCTCGGCTGCATCACTAAGGCTCAAAGCATCAGCGATGGACCGCAAGAAGGTTCCCGTGCGGGTGGCAACATCCGTCAAGCCAAGTGCATCGCTAGTAGCCCGCAGCAGCGTAACGACTCGCGTTGCAACATCAGCCAGTGCAAGGCCATCACTAGTGTTACGCAGGAGGGTCACGATTCGGGTGGCCGAATCGGACAGACCTAGGGCATCAGCAGTATCGCGCAAGAACGTCCCGGTGCGTGTAATCGCATCAGCATGCGCGATGCTGTCCGAGATGCTGCGCAGAAAGGTTCCGGCGCGACTGGTGCTGTCCGCTAGGCCAAGACTGTCCGTGGCGGTGCGAACCACCAGTGTACCAGTCTCAACGATGTTCCCCAGATAGATTCGGGAGGGCATGTTTATCCTCCCGGTTTACTGGGTCGTTGGGATTGAGAAAACCAGATCGGCCCATTCCTTGGGCGAAGTTTGATCAACGCACTGAACAGTGATAACATCACCATCCATCTCGGTAGCCGACAATTCAATCAAGACCAGCCTGCTTGACGCAGGACTTACCGTGGGCAATGTAGCCAGGTTTCCCAAACCAGCACCGTCAATGTCAACCTTAAAGTCGCCCGATGCGAGTGTGGGATTGGACTTTAGATTGCCTGGATTGGCGTAGTCTTCGAGAGAGACACGGATTTTAAACTCTTCGTTCTTAACAGGTGGATTGTACGGTGCTGCCATTACATGATTCCCACTAATGAGGTAGCCCGAGGTGCGGTTCGATCCACACTAATCTTTAGAGCATCGTTCTGGGCACCATCTATGACCCATGCGGCCACGGCCGGACCACTATAAACCCTGGGACAACTAAACAATTGGCGAAGGGTGAATAACTGGCCAACATCAAGGAGTGTTTCAGGACCCCATGTGCTGCCAAAGTCAGTGCTCACCTTGTAGTAGAGATGCATAGACGTATTCCACGTCTCCCCACCCGATGAAATGCCGCCGTAAAACACATAAATGTCATAATCCGCACTGCCCGTTGGTGGTGCCAGGCTCACAGCACATAGCCCCTGATCGTCCGTCGAGTTTAGGACTACATTTGTCGCTTCTACTGCACTCGCTGGCGATGAGATATCCCAATACCGAAGATCAGCATTGGCAGCATCCGTGGCGCTCCATGCAGCCAGAGTGACGACCGCAGTATCAGGCCATATCCCGATAGCGAACGACGCAAACGCGGTTGCGGTGCTCAGTTCAGTCATCGTACCCGATAGAGCCGTTTCTCCCCACGCATCACCCGAGTTGTCGTAGGTCTTCATGCTAACTTGGTTGGCGCTCGCATCCCAGAACACGGCCATGCAGTCATCCGGGTCAGCCGCCCCGAAGTCAGGCAGCAGGATCATCTGATCCAGGGTGGCAATGGCCTCATCCACGGCCCGGTTGTCCCATGCCCCGTTCGGGAAGTTGGCGTTCGTCAGCCGGAAGAAGTCACCCTCGGCCCCGGCGTCGATCAGCGCCTTGATGTAGACATTCCCGCTCACGGAACGAGTGATCGAGATATGCCCACCCGCCACTGCCGAAGCCCCCAAAAATACGACGACTGCCGTGGAAAGCGCATCAGACGATGCCGTGTCGATTGACCGGAATCGTGTGTCATCGTCACCGCTGTCGGTGTACGCGACCAGGATATTGTCTGTGCTCAGGCCGGACCAGCGGTCGTACCAGACCGCAAGTTGCGAGGCGGTGCCTGCATGGATGACCGTCGAGTTGGTCCACGTCAGCCCGCCGTCCGAAGACTTCTTGAAGACGACATCGCTCAATGAGTCAACGTACACCATATACAACACGCCACCGGGCGTCTGAATAATGTAGTTGGTGCCAGCACCGGACCATTGAACGGCAACGGTGTTGGCAACAACAATATCAGCGCGTCTAGCCATGAGCGCCCCTTATGAGATCGTTACGGTATCAGTCACCTGAAGGGTGTCGCCCGTAATGACGCTGGCATCGGCGTTCAGCACGGTCTCGAAGATCATGATCCCCGCTGCGGTCAGCGTACTAGCCGTAAATAGGCCCATCTTGTGAATGGCCGGGAAGGTCCCGGTGATCGAGAACGCCTTGAGGAGCGTGAAGGTTGCGGTACCGGGCGTATGCGCATACGTGGCCAGTGCTCGGCCTGCGCCGCCCGTGGTCAACTCGCCCGTAAGGGCGGTGTCAGATGCGCTGGCTGCGCCAGCGTTTTCCGTGAGCGCCATGTAGCGCGGGCGGGCGGTCGGCAGGATGATATAGTCAGCGGTAGAGCCAGGTGTGGTCTCGGCTGCATCATTCGGTCCCCACCATGCGTCCAACGTCAGGACAGTACCGTTGTTTGACCCAATGTTCCCGAAGACAGGGTTGTTGGTTGACTCCTCAGCGAAGACCGTCCAGCCCTTGAACTGATCAGTCGTCCAGGACTCGCCAGAATCGGTCAGGCTAGTGGCCGATGTGGCGGTCGCCGTGTTCGCGGCAGGACCAGCAGAGCCCAGGGCAGCGGCTACCAAGTCGCGCCCTGTGTTGGTCAGTAGATTATGACTGATTCCCAGGTCGATGACTTCATCGCCTCGGAAGATGAGCGCGCTGACCTCATTTGGCCCAAGGCGGAATCGCTCCTGAGTGTGATGTCCTCGTAGGATAGAGAGCAAGGCCCCGTCCGCGAGGGGTTCCACTTCTAGTCGAGGCTTTGCCCATTTTCTAAGCAAACGCATGTATTTCTCCTGTAGCCATCAACTAGGATGGACTGAATTAGGCGGCTTTATCCTTAGCGCCCATTGTATCAGAAACGTGTCGCTCGAAATTGCGGGGCAATCCCCCGCACCGAGGACAAGGCCTGCGCTTCTTCTCGCGCAAGTATCGGCCACATGTGGCGCAGGACCCAGCCTGGCCAAAGAGGGCCGTGAGAATCTTTTCGAGCATAGTGTCCCCAAACAAAATGAAGGGGGGCACCCCTGTTGAGAGGCACCCCCCTACACCAAGGGTCGATTCCTTATCCAAGTAGCCTAGGGTTAGGCGTTCGTGGTAAGAGTTACGAACCAGTCTGCGTGGAAGACACGAGGGATCGCCACGATGCCGACACGGATGTACTCACGAGTCGGGTCAGGGGCGGTCCACTGCTCCGCGAAGATACCTTCAACACGGCTGCCGTCAGCAAGAAGCGACGGTGCGGTTGCCATATCTCCGAAGCGCTCTCCACCGACACTCGGGCCGACGAAGAAGATTACCTTGTTGTCTGGCAAGAAGTACTGGTGAGCACCGGTACCGTTGACATCCAACTTGTAACCATCATCGTAGGTGACCAAACGGACACCACTCAAGACCTCAGTGATGTGCGGTGAACGCACGAGGTCTGCCGGACCAGAGACGTACTGAAGATCATTACGAATCTTGATCTGGTGGTCGATCAGTGCACGAGTGTTCTCGTTCATGAGCGCCGAGGTGACAGTCTGTCCAGTTGCGTTGCGGATGACCTGCTTGATCGCCTCAAAGTTGAGACGCGCGTCAGCGTTGGTCTGGTCCGTCCACACTGCGGCACCCGCGTCAGCGGTTGCGGTGCGGAACTGGGTTGCCGGGATACCGAAGTCGTAGTTGAGGTTAATCAACTGTCCGTCAACGGTGTCGTTGACAGAAAGAACTCCGGTCAAGAAGACATCGAAGCGCATCTTCTCTAGGCGGTTTTCGACATCGTTCTTCATCTTGGCGACCTGATCGCGGATGCGATCACGAGCCGTTGAAGACTCACGCTCACCAGGATTGCGTAGGAAGAGGATATCGGCTTCGCCAATCTCCCACTTCTCACGGATGTCTACGGCCTTCGCTGCGTAGCGCTGGATGCCAGCCTCACCGACGAGCGGTGACTGGGCGTCCCAGGCTACAATCGGAGCGATGTTATTCGCGCCGAGGACTACTTCCCACTCAGTTTCCCGAGTCAACACACCCCGGCTCGGTAGCATGGTTGCACCGATCCGGTTCTGTGAGGGGATGTAGTTACGGATCAAGTCCGTAAGAGCCACGTTCCGAAGGAAGGGGATTTCATGATATAGTGACATTTTTACTCCTTTCCTTCAGATTAAACGAAGAAGAATCGACCGGCTAGGTCTGCGGCTGCGTTTGCATCGAACCCGACAAGGGAACCAGAGCGAACGTCGCCACGAACCATGAGGGAGCCCAATTCGTCTCCACTCGTCGGATCGACTCGATAATACAGAATGCCGACTGCCGTCTGCGTTCCATCAGAGTTGCCGTTGGCATAAGCACCATACTTCAAGTGCGCTGAAGGCCCACCTGCCGCAAACTTGCCCATGACCGTTCCGCCAACCAGAACGGAAGAACCGCTCTTGACGGTAATGCTGAACAGGTCATCCTGGCCAACATCATTAACCCAAAACGGAAGAGTCGGAGTGGCAGAGTTAACTAGTGTCTGTGACATTGTTACTCCTTGACCTCAGACTGGCCCGTTCCAAATTGAGCCTGCGCTTCCTCCCTGAGTTTCGCCATCTCGGCGTCAGGAACCGCTTGTGGGTTCTGACTCGGGGTAGGATCAGGGTTTTCAATCTCCTCGCCCGGTGCGATTCCGGCCGCAATTTCGGCCGATGCAGCGAAGTTCGCCTTAGCGACCTCGTATGCAGCATCATCCATGCCCTTGAGAGATGCAAGAAGAGCAGCCTTGAGTTCGTCCTTCACAGGTACGATCTTCTCAATTTCTGCCAACCGCTCCTGAGCGCGCTGGGTAGCCGTTTCATCGGCCTCCTTAGCGTCCTGGGCAGCCTTCATTGCATTCAAGGTAGCATTCGCTGCATCGAGAGAAGCCTTGAGTTCCTCGATCTGCGTGTCTTTTTCGTCAGACATATTGCTTTCTTCTCCTTGAATAAGGATTCCTGTGTCATCAGCATCAGGATCATCTCCGCCTTCCTCAGCGGATGCCTTTGCCGTGGGCTGATACACAGGATCAACCTCTTGCGGCTCCCCGAAGTTCAACTTGTCGCCGGAGCGCTTAAAGTCGATTCGGAAATAATCATCGCCTTCCTTATAGATGGCGTAATTAGAATATGTTGCGATGATCTCGCAGTAAACAGAGAGTCCATCGCTTCCCTTGAGTTCGCTGAGGTGCTCCTGAATGCTGTGACGCATCCATTCGTAGGAGCCCGCGTGGGCTGCCTGGGCCTCCTCGTCGGGAGACTCCTCTTCCTCAATATCTTCGATCTCGTCCTGGGCCTTGCCCAAGAGACGAGCCACGAGTTCTGTGATCACACTGCTTACCGATACCTTCTCTCCGTCTGCCTCATCTTCATCGAGGGCAGCCATAAGATAGATCATGGCGCGAGGATCGCCGCCCTTGTTCACCAGGCCGAGACCACTGAATCCACCGTCAACCGGCGTCTGAGTGCCATCCGCATTGGCAAGCATCGTTCCCGGAGGAGCGCTATACTCCATTGAGGAGTTCAACTTCTTCTCGTCCAGCAGTGCACCGATCCGGGCTGCTGTCTTGGGGAAGTAATGACCCCAAATGGAGCCAGTCGCCATGAGCACCTGGTTCTGCTCGTCGAAATGCGCTTCCTTGACTGCACCCACAACGCGACGGGAATGGCCAGAAGCCTCTTCCTTGTCGTTGATCATGATATTGATCGGCTTGTTCACGAGAGTCCCGGCCTTCGCGCGGAGAATCTCGGGGGTCCAAGTGATCGTGTGCCCACTGGCCAGACGATTGGTTGTCCCAACACCAGCCACGGCGGTCACGATGTTTATCTCGGTCGGATCGCTAGGGTCCACCAAGGAGGCGTTGATTGAAATCAGGTCTTCTCGCATTAACTTTCCTTTGTGGTGTTCCCTTGAGATGATGCGGCCGGTCGTGCCTTCGTATTTCTGGTCTGCTTATCGTTCGAACCCTTCGGGACCCCACCACCCTCAGGTGGTCGTCCGTCTGCGCTCGTCGCCGTAGTCTGGCTAAATGTTGGACGAATCGGCATGGCTTCGTCAACGCCGTCTTTGGTCTCTTGCTTGATGCGGGACAGTTCTCGGTCAAGCGTCGTGCCTGCGGCTTCGAGATAGGTCTGGTGCGACAATTTGCCCCGGTCGAATACGCCCTGGATGAAGGCACGGAATGCGTCCGTGTCCGCCAGGTCGATGCGCGGCATCAGGGCCGTCAGGCTGAAGTCCCAGTCGTTTCGCCTGGCAATCTCTGCCAAGAAGAAATCGTTCAGACCAACCACGTAATCGCGCAGAACGTTGAGGCGAGCCTTGTTGGTCGCCAAGTCCAGCGGACCGGAGTCCAGGTCTCCTGCGCCACGGGACTTGCTGTTAAGCGGGTAGTCGAAGTGGGCGAGGATTTCTGAGACGGGCTGCCAGAACTTGTCTGAACTGTTGAGAACGTCGGTTGGGGGAGTGATGATCTCCAGAGCCACGCCCTCAGGCACGGCGTGCGACTGCACGCGGCCACCGGCCACGAATCGGTCAATGACCTTCTTCGCGTCCGTAGGCTTGGTTCCAATCGGGAACTTCCAGATCATGATCATGTTGATCATGCCATCGGCCACACCGAAGTCGGCCAACTGGAGTTTCCGCTTCATTGCAATCGCGCTGAAGATGGGCACCAGGCTGGGCATCGGCCAACGCTCGTTGTCCTGCCCATTGAAGTAGATAGAGTAGAGACCTTCGGTCGGCAACTTGAGGAATGGTCCTCCGCCGATGAAGGTTGGGTCGTACTGGACGCCCTGCAACTTCTTAACGATGAAGTCGATGTCCTCTACGATCCGGGAGGCCGCGTCCGGAATGATTTGGAGGAATCCCTTGGCAGAACCGTCCTTGATGGACG